CTCTTGGGTCGGTCTGCAAATGCTCAGTCTGGTTACGCCAAAGGATTCCTTGATCCGATAAACAAGCGTCGGTTTACCTCTGGCCATGACTTTGAGTTCAACCCGAACGCCGATCCGAAAGTTGCAATCCAACAGATGAAGTATCCTGAGATTCCCAACTCTGCTCTGCAGATGAGTGCTCAACAGAATGCTGAAGCTGAAGGTTTGTCTGGAGTCAAAGCATTCGCAGGTGGAATCACCGGTGATGCATATGGTCAAGTTGCCCGCGGCATCTCTGGTGCATTGGACGCAGCTGGACAACGTGAGATGAGTATCCTGCGTCGCCTGGCTGAGGGTATGATGAACATTGGCAAGAAGATCATTGCCATGAATGCTGTCTGGTTGGAGGAGTCCGAAATTGTTCGGGTCACCAATGAAGATTTTGTTGAGGTTCGCCGTGATGAACTTGCCGGCAACTATGACTTGATCGTCGACATCTCCACACAATCCGTCGATGAGCAGAAAGCTCAGGACTTGGGTATGATGCTCCAGACACAGGGTCCAAACATGGATCCAGCTTTGGAACAGATCATCCTGGCTGAGATTGCTGAACTGAAGCGCATGCCTCACTTGGCTAAGCAGATCCGGGAATACGCTCCTGAACCTGATCCAATGGCAGTTGAGATGCATCAACTTGAGATGCGTCGGATCACTGCTGACATCGAGCTGGTGGAAGCCAAAACCATGAAGGAAATGGCACAGGCTGAAAACGTCACCCTGGATACTGAACTTGATCAGACCGGTGCTCGCCATGATCGCAACGTGGAAACTATGGGCGCACAAGCTCGTGGCAACCGTGATCTGGAAGTCAGCAAAGCATTGCTTGCTGGTGAGACTGGTTCAGGAAATATCGAGGCTGCAGTTGGGTTTAACCGACTCACTGAGGATTCTGACACTCGTCAGGGTAACGGGCCACCACCTGCCCCACAGCCTCCTCAGGCGCCTATGGCTCCAATGATGCAGCAACCGCCACAACCACAGATGGCTCCATTGCAGAGTGCACCACAGCCTATGTAACTGCTTGCGTTGCCTGAATAAATCGGGCAACGCTTCAACCACGAAAACTCAAACCAACCCTAAGGACGAATATAATGGATATCTACAACCACGACGCAGACGTTGATTCAGCTCTCGGCATTGATGCAGAAGGCCCAACGACGATGACTTACGCTGAATACGAAGAGTATAAAGCGACCTGTCTTGAAGTGATTGCAGAAGCTGAATCAGTTGATCGGCTCACTCGCAATGCAGACTTCGACAAATCAATCATGGACGCGTATTTCGACAAAGAACCTAAGCGCCTCGGCATGCTTATGGCTTCTGGCCAGTTGACCCCAAAGGGTTTTGACGGTGCCGTCGAAGATCTCCGATCCATTGGCCACCTCAAGATGTTCCTGTCGGACGCCATTCAGAAGGGCAACATTGCTCGGAATGAACTCCAGGGTCTTGAAGAAGCCTACACAGAATCCGTCAACGCCCAAGCCGAAGCATAAGCTTCGCCAACCTGAAGAAAGAAAACGTCATGCCAGATACTGATCAAAGTCAAATTGACCTAGACACTCTCACCGATGACCAAGTCATGAACCTAACCCCAGAAGAAATTGAGGGTCTTGGTTCAGAACAGGAAAGTGGTGCCGAAGATGTACAACCCCAAAGTGGTGCTGATGCACCTGATGTTGATGAAGCAGATGATGCTCCCAACGTTGATGACCAGGCCGAAGACGAACAGCCTGGTGAACCTGATCCAGATGCAGAAGATGAGCCAGAAGTCCCAGCTGGCGATGAGCCCAAAGGGGAAGATGCCCCGGAAGGTGACGACGTCGCATCGGAAGCAGAACCTGAAGGTAAAGCAAAAGACGAGGAAAAACCTGCTGAAGCAAAAGCAAAACCCGATGGTAAACCTACAGCAAAAGAGCTGAAGGCGGCCGATACTGCTGAGAGCGTTGCTGCAGTTGATTTCTTCAAGAAGGTTTCTGCTCCGTTCAAAGCCAATGGCAAGGACATGCAGGTTCGTTCAGCTGAAGATGTCGTTCGACTCATGCAGATGGGTGTGGATTACTCCCGCAACATGCAGTTGATGAAACCCATGAAGGCGATGGATTCCATGTTGAAGACCCATGGTCTCAACGATCCAGGCAAGCTGAGTTTCCTGATCGACGTGAAGAACGGAAAAACTGAGGCCATTCAGAAGTTGCTGAAAGACCTCAAGATTGATCCATTGGATCTCAACACCGGTGATGATGCGCCTGTCTACAAGCAGTCAAACTATCAAGGTGATCCGAAGGATGTAGAGTTCCAGGAAGCCATCGATACGACACTGTCGCGTCCTGGTGGCAAAGAACTCATCTCCGATGTGAATGCTAATTGGGACGAAAAGTCCAAAGAAGCTCTTCGCGAAGAACCGGCTATTTTTGAGAATCTACTTGCTCAAAAAGAATCTGGTGTATATCAGCAAGTTAATACGGAACTAGAATACCAGCGGTCGTTGAACTTTTTGACCAACGTACCCTTCTTACAGGCTTACCACCAGGTGAGCCAAGCGATGGAAAAGGCTGGCGTTTTCGGAACCAAGATTCAAGACGGACAAGATGAGTTGGAGTCAAACCCAACACCTCCAGTCCCACTCGCCACTGGATCTCGACGGAAGGCAGCACCCAAGCCGAAGACTGTGCAGCCCAATCCTCCCTCTTCAGCCTCCCAACCTCGATCGGCTCCACCAAGTGGATCTGTACAAAATGAACCGGACTACGCAACCATGTCGGATGCAGAGTTTATGAAACTGGGGGAACCCCAGTAAACTGGTCCAAGTAAAATGAAGAAGGAAAGAAAATGACTCAGATTTATAATGATCCCGCTGGCGGTAGCGCCTCCACAATCGGTGGCCAGTTCAACACTTCGTATTGGGACCGTCGTTCCATTATCGATGCTGCTGAGCAGATGTTCTTCAGCCCGTTGGCTGACGTTCGTTCGATGCCAAAGCACTACGGTAAAGAGCTGGAGCTCTTCTATTACGTTCCATTGCTTGATGACCGCAACGTCAACGACCAAGGTCTTGACGCTTCTGGTGCAACTGTCGCTGACGGTAACATGTATGGTTCGTCCAAGGACGTCGGTACTATTTCCGCCAAGATGCCAACTCTGACTGAGACCGGTGGTCGTGTTAACCGCGTTGGTTTCACACGGATCGAACGCAAGGGCGCCCTGCTTGAGCATGGTTTCTTCACTGAATACACTGACGATTCGATGACCTTCGACACGGACGCTGAGCTTTACAGCCACATGTCCCGTGAACTGGTTGCCGGCGCCAATGAAATCACTGAAGACCTGTTGCAGATCGACATCCTTGGTGCGGCCGGTACGATCGTCTTCACCGGTACAGCAACTGCTGATGCCGAAATGACTGGTGAAGGTGCAGACATCTCCCTGGTGACGTATTCTGACTTGAAGAAGTTGGGCATCACCCTGGACGACAACCGCACCCCGAAGAACACCAAGATCATCAAAGGGTCTACCATGACCGACACGATGACCATCAATGCTTCGCGCATTATGTACATTGGTTCGGAAATGCAGATCACTGTTGAAAACATGGTCGACGGTCTCGGCAACGCTGCCTTCACTCCAGTCCGTAAGTACGCGGCTGCTGGTACGGTGATGAACGGCGAAATCGGTTCTGTTGCAGACTTCCGCATTGTTGTTGTCCCCAACATGATGCACTGGGATGGTCTGGGCGATGATGTGACGGCAAACGAAGGTTACGTTGAATCCGGCGCCAAATACAGCATCTTCCCGATGTTGGTTGTTGGTGGTGAATCCTTCGCAACTGTCGGCCTGCAGTCTTCCGGTAAGAAGAACGGCAAGCAGAAGTTCAAGATCATCGTCAAGAAGCCTGGTCCTGAGATGGCGACATTGCTCGATCCGTTCGGCAAAGTTGGTTTCAGCTCGATCACCTTCTACCACGGCTTTATCGCTCTTCGTCCTGAGCGTATCGGCCTGGTTAAGTCGGTTGCACCTGAGTAAGACTTCAGGGTAAGTAATGAGGGTCCCCAATAATGGGGGCCCTTTTTTCACATCTACAACCACGAAAGAATCACACCATGGATAAGAATCAAATCGAAGCTCTCGATAACCTACCTGAGGCACGCGACGCTGCTGAAGCAATGGGTCTGAAGTTCTCTGGAAACACAGGACTGGATACATTGAAAGCAAAGATGCTGGCAGCCACTGAAGTGCCAGAGGAAACAGAAGAAGAAATCGAAGACGAAG